TCCTGCGGCAAATACCCCGGTCAGGGCAATCGTAATTCCCGGAGTCGCCGTTCCCACGGCCCCCGAAGCGGCAACCCCCGTTGCTTCAAGAGTACCGCCCCAACCGTTAGCGCCCCAAGTACTGTCGCCCCAGCCGAGAGACATGACCTACCCTTAAGTAGTTGCCAAGCGCAGCAAAGCGGTTGATGTGGTGTTTGACGGCATGGTCAAGGTAAAAGTACCCGCCGTGATGGTCTGTGAGCCAAACGTGTGGACACTGATGGCCTTGTTGCTTTGAGTCGAGTTGTACAGCAACACGGTATCAAACGCCGTGGTCAATGTCACCGTGGTGTAGGTAATCGAAGCTGAAGGAGTCCAGTACGCCACACCTGCCGTTGCAGAACTGTTGGTGGAAGTTGGAGCCGTTGCGTTCGTTACCGTCACACCGCCAGCAGTGTAGTTTGTACCAGACACCTCACCAGTAGCAGAATATGCTGTGGTTGCCGCATTGATGGTTGCCGAAGTCAAATACAGGGCTGCTTTAACAGTGTCTGTAGTTGGTGATGTCAAGCTGCCACGCGACACAATGGTTGATGTACCAAGTTGATGTTGACCGAGCATAAGCTCGCCCATGAATGAAGTACACATTGATTGTGTGTTTGCCATGATTTATCCTTTAGCCAATTGATTGTGTTTCGCCGCCACCAAAGACGGGCATCTTTTTCAAAGTCACATGCGCAGAACGGTGTACAAGTTCACCATCTAACCAATATTCCACCCAATTAGTCAACTCATTGTCGTTGTCCACGGTACCTTCCAGCTTTTCAAGCAAGGAATCATCCATGTCGCCTTTGGTTGTTGTTACCAGCATCTTTTTCTCCTTAAATGATCCGAATTACAGCAGTTTCAGGATTATCCGCTGGCAACTGAATGGTGAAGCCTTGGTTGGCCATTGTCTGGTCAGTGCCAAAGTTAAACACACCAATTGACTTGTTGCTCTTGGTGTAGTTGTAAATCAAAGCACCACGGGTTGTAAAGTTTGCGCCCGGCCAAGACGGGTCATCAAAGGTGGCGTATCCCGTGCCGTTGCCCTGCTGAACAACGACGTTCAATATCACTTCGCCCCCTGCCGTATAGCCCGTGCCAGATACTTCATCGGTTGTTGAATACACCGTCGTATCCGGGCCAAGGTCCGCACTGGAAGTGTACAAAGCAATCTTAAGCACGTCCGTATCTAGGTCATGTATGCCCAAAAGGACTTCCCTTTTAAAACTGGTGGTAAGGCCTGCTGTGATCATTACTGCACCCTGATCTTGACTTGACCATCACGATAAGTGTCGGCCCGTTGTTTGCCATCGCCCAAGTTCTTCAGAAGCGCCATCGCCTCTTTATACTTAGTATCGTAAAGCGCCATCATGTCCTGCTCACCCTTCATAAAGGTATATGCCTCAACCAGCGAGCCATAAAGCAAGGCAGAATCAAAGTTTTCCCCCAGCCATGAAGTTCCCGCAGTCACAATGGATTCGGGGTAATAGTAATAGTGCAACTCTGCCTTGTATGTCTGATCCGGAGTTGGTCCCAAAATAAACGACAACTCGTTTACGTCATTGGATTGAGGTCCAAAGATGGCGTAATACTTGGGCTCCGCAGTGCTGGCAGGGTTTGGGTACACCTCGCGGATGAAGTTGACATCCTTGTTCAACAAATACAAATAGTCACCTTGGAACACCATCGCCCCCGATACAGTGCTGCTATTGGCTACAGACAAGGTGATTGTTGTGCCGTTGATAACCGTTACCTGCGCACCAATGCCAATACCTGAACCAGTTACTATTTGGCCAACAGCTATGTCCGTTGCACTGCTGACAATGATTGTAAATGCCGCAGAAATGCCTGTGGCCGTGGGCGTAGCGTAGGTGTATACCGCCAAAGAGTAAGTGGACAAATAATCATTAGGTGCCGACAAATACTTGTTGCCTGAAGTGATCGTACCGGTTTGGTTTTTACGCAGATTGGCCAACTGCACCATGCTGTAGATGCGTTGCTCGGCCTGCTCAACAAAAATGGAAAGCTCCGTCGCCGTGAACGTGTTCTCGGTGTAGTCTTCAATGGCAGCAGTGAGTTCAGCGTAGTTCATGTGATCAACGTGGTTACAGGAGACAGCACACCGGCTGCTACCAATTGTTTGGAATACGGCATAGGCTGCATCCCAATGCTCGCAAACGAAGAGTCCGAAGTCAAGCCTACATAGACTGTAACGTACAACCGAGACTCTGGGCGAGGCTGGTACAAGGCCTGTGGCTCAGTGATATTACGCTTGGGCTCCAGTTGCGGATGCTTTGGCTCATAGCATTCTGTGCAAACCTTAAACCCCTTCCAATCCTTGATCAGCGCAAGCAGCTTGTACCGTTGACCGCATTGGTCACACAGTGCAATCGCAAACTTGCCTGAAGCGTAGCCCATGATTACCTATCCGAATAGGTTGGTGTCAGGAACACGCTGGCTGTGTCTCGATCTTCCGCCGCTGCCCGGGCAAATTCTTCTTCGTACAGTTGTTTCAGAATAACCATGCGATCCGGAGCCTTCTTGACTGACAAATGGAACGCCAAGGCGGCAACCAAAGCAGGCAGGAAACGGAAAACAATATCGGCGGTGTTGGTATATGCCCCCGTATTTTCAATACGCCTGATGGCGTAATACACAAACGTCCACGTCTGTGTGTCGTCCGGGGAAGGGTACAGGTACACCGTGGTCGGGACAGAGCGCTGTACGTAGTATTGAGCTGGTCTGGACTGGGTATTCTTGTTAGGGATGTGCAGCCATTCTGCGCGGCTGATGCGGTCAATCGTAATGTCTTGCTGGGTAGACTGCCCTGCATTGGTACGAATCACCGCAGACAAAGCATTAATTGTGTCGCTGGGCAGGTTGTACTCATACGTCCCGGCAGTCAACACCTGTTCTCGCTGCTCAATCGTCCAAAGATTCAATCCGCGATTGGCCCACTCCGCAAAAATAATGTTGAGCGACCGAATGGCCGTTTTCATGTCGTAGCCAGCCCTGACCTCTAAGCCGCAGCGTTCATACGCCTCAGCAATTAGATCATCAAACTGAAGATCAAAGTTGGCTACGCCTGATGTGGTCATGGATTAGCAAATTTTTGCTGTACGGGCACGCGCAGCACCAACGCCACGCACTTGAACACGGCCACCTTCGGCATAGCCTCGTTCGGCAATACCTTGGCCACGCATTGCGGCACCGCCTTTAGCCATGGCAGAATCTTTCATCATTTTGCCATCAGGCATTTTATGCATTCCGCCTTTTTTCATGCCCATCATTTCCTTATCCATCATCATGTCTTTTTTAGAGCCTTCTTTTACGCCCTTTTTTTCAACATCCTTGTTGGACATTTCAAATTTTTTCATTTTTGGAGTCATTTTTGCCATAGTATCACCACCCTTTTGAAATTTTTTGCCTTTACTGGCCTCACTAAAATCCATCGCCACAGATTGCGGGATGCCTACTTTTTTTGCAAACGATGAATTGTGCGCTGCCGCATCCATCAATCGTTTTTGCTTAAGAGATTTTGCTGGCATTATCAACCTTTGGCTTGAATAAGTTGATCAATTTTTGCCTCAAGGCGGTTAAAGCGTTGGTCAATGTAATCAGTAATTCGCTGCACTTCTGAGTTAGTAACGTAATCACGGGCAATCTCCTCGCGTGTTTTGTTTAACAAAATGTCAATGCGCTTTAGTTCATCAAATTTTTCACGGATAAAAAACCACAACCCGCCAATAGCGGCAGATAAAACGGCTGACCAAATTAAATTAATGTCCATTAACATTTCCACCTTGTTAAAGCCGCCGCCTTACGGGTTGGCCTGCCTTTTTCATCTTTCATTGGCCCCGGCATGCCCGACATACGAGCGCAGAACGAATCCTTGCGCTTGCCGCCTTGTGGTTGTGGAGCTTTCAAGTTGCTGCCTGTTGCTGCGTTGTACTTGGCACGGCCTTTTGCCGTCAACCCCGCCCCCTTGGAGACGGGCAATTTCTCGCCGCGTCCCACCGAAAGAGAGGGCGATTTTTTTGCCATTTCAGTACATCTTGCAGGGCTTGTTGCGAGCCATGCCCACACCGCGAGGAGAGAACGAGCTAGAGGGCTTAGGGCCGCTCTTGCGAGCAACCTGTTTAGGGCCGCCCTTGCTCATGTCCTGCTTGTTGGCACCGGCTTGAACTTCGCCTTGGTACTCAGAAATCGCCATTTTTGCGTCACTTCCCATGATGGACTCCTTATCCGTAGAAAATGTTTACTGCCAAGAGGTTCAACATCTGCGCGTAAACCCCAACTCGGGCCACTACACCGTCTTCTGGGATCAGTGGGGCATTGTTGTAAACGTCAGTGGCTGACACGTCATAACTCATCAACCAACGGGTCGAATACACCATTGATGCACCCGCAGTAATAGACCCCGAGTTGATGTCGGTAACGGTGAAAGTGCTGGACGTTAAAACGGTTACCGCGTAATTCCCGTTTGTAGCAGTTCCGCCCGTGCCCGCAGCAAAATCAATCCCAATTACATCCCCTGTGGTAAGTCCATGAGCAGCTTGAGTAACGGTTATGGTTGTGCCGGAACGACCGTATGTGGCCGTCGTCACGGGTGCGGTAAGGGTGTCAAACAACGTCACGTGCCCCGCAGTTGCAGTGCCCACATATGAGATGGCCTTGACACGGGTTCGCCCCGTTACCAAAAAGCCGCTCCCATTAAGGTGCGCTTGTTTTACGTCAGTTGTAAAAGCCATGATGGGCTCCTATCAGGAATTGGCAAACGGCGTAGCAACAGAACCTGTGCCCAACACTGTGCCTCTAACCATGTACTTGTTAGCAGCAATTGCAAAGATTTCAATCCACGAACCTGCAACACCACCAGTGGTGGTGCCGTTCAAGTTGATAAAGTCGTTAGCGGCAGCG